GCCATGGCCGAGCCCTGCGACAGTGTCTCGTAGACGGCGCGCTCGGTCTTGCCTTCGCCGATCTCCTTGACCGCGATCCGAAAGCCGCGCTTGACGCGCTCGATGCCCTTGACCGGCATGTCAGGTCACCAACTTGAGGTCCGGCTCTTCGCCGAAGAACGACATATCCCAGTTCGTCACCGAGCGGATTTCTTCCCAGCCGTTCGAACCGTCAAAGCGGATCTGATCCAGGTACTTGGGGCGCTTGTCTTCGGTAAAGATCACGTGCTGAGACAGAAACTCCGCCCCGCGCGCCCCACTCTGCCCGCCCGACTCGCGCTCCATCTTGCTTTCCGCCGTCCAGGTGCAGGCGATATCGAACTCAGGGCCGTAAACCGTTTCGCCGGTCCTCATGTCGATCGACACAAACGGTCGGACCGTCGCGATATTCGTATAGCTCCAGTTGGCGGTGGCACTCATTCGTGACACCCGCCCTTGGCGATCCACATGCCCGCGAACGCCTTCTTGGTCGGATCAGGGGGAATCAGCTCGGAAGCGCATCCGAACTTGTCCAGGCCCCGCAGCAGCGACAGAGCGCCCCTCCATCGGTCGGCGAATCCCTGATACCGGAACGAGCGAGACGCGCCACTGGGCGCCGTCTGGCTACTGATGTAACGGTCTCCCTGCCCTAAGCCCATCAGGCTCAACAAGTACAACTGGATCAGCAGCGCCGTTTCCGGCGTGTAATGCTCATCCAGACATTCCTGGATGCTGTTTGCCTGGGCGACCAGCGCCGTCAGGACGAAACCCGGCAAGACGATCCCCTGGCCTTCCAGATACTGCTTGGCTTGGTCGATCGTCACCATATCCAGACCTCAAAATAGAAATGGCCCCACCATCAGGCAGGGCCAAAAGAAATCCGCCCGTGGGCGGTTACTTGGCGGCAGGCTTCAGCGGGTCGCCGTCGGGCAGCAGGGCAACCAATTCATCGGCGCCCTTGCGGCCGTCGTACTTGATACCCAACTCTTTCAGGCGGCTCTTGACGTCACCCTTTTCCTGTTCGGCGACACCCGAACCTGCCCCGGGAGTGGCCGGCACCAGGGCTACACCGTCATCCGCCTTGCGCACACGAGTGCGATACAGCGGATGGGCGGCCTGGTCGGGCGTGAGCTCGATCACGGAGCCGGGCAGCAACACTTCGGCGCCGATCATCTTCCGCAGGAGGATGTACTTGGATTTAGCCATGATCGCCCCTTAGGCTGCGCTGGCGTACAGCACGCCACTCCGGCCCTGCGCGTCAGCCTTCACCTGCAGGCCCGATGCGCCCCAGACCAGAACATGCCAGTCATCCATGGGCGTCACGCGCGGGATCGGCGTGGTGGTGACCGGCATGCCGACGACCGGGCGGATGTACTCGCTGGACAGAATGATGGCCAGGAATTCATTGCCGGTTACGGTGTCAGTGCGCTTGAAGCCAGCCACGCCGGGGATGCGCTGCAGGCCCTGGAGGATGGTTTCGACGTTGCTGGTGCCGGGGTTGGCGATGCGCAGAAGGTTGAACCAGATCGCGTCCGAGATGTAGAACGTGACATTACCGACGGCGTTGTTGCCCTGGCCCTGGAGCGCTTGCAGCGCGGCGACAAAGGCACCCCATGCTTGCGCAAAGGTCAGCGTCGGGCTGGTCAGGTCCACATTCAGGCCCGCGGCGCCCAAGTTCAACGCGATCGTGTTCGGGTTGTTCTTGATGCCGTAGGCTTGGTAGGTCTTGTACGTCAGATCCGGCGTGCCATCGACGAAGTTGTCGACGGTGCGCTTGCGGACAAAGCGCGTAGCCGCGGCCTGATCGTCCAGCAGAGCGTCGTAGCCTTCCGAGCGCATGCCTTCCAGCTCGCGCCAGATGCGGCCGACCTGCGTGGAGTGAACCAGAACGATAGCGCCGTCATAGTCAAAGCTGACGTGGTTCACCGGCTTGCGGTGCTGGCCATCGATGCTGGACCGGACTTCCAGCTCATCCGCACCGTATCGGCGGTATTCGCTGACGATCTTGCCGATGTGGACGTTGCGCGCCAGCGGCATGAGGTCATTCAGCAGGACCCCGCCCTCATCGGACAGCATCAGCGTCTTGGTCTGCGTGTCGAAGTCACGCCACACCTCACCAGGGATGCGCGCCTCGTTCACTTCCAGGCCGGCGGCCTTCATCAGGCCGGTTTCGTGGTCCCAGTTCGCGGTACGTGCGTTCACGATGAACTGGTGCTGCTTCTTCAGGCCGGAATTCGCTTCCAGGCCCTTTTTGTCTACGTAAAAAGCCATTTTCGGCCTCCTTAGCGGATCTTGATCGGGACCAACTGGTCCAGCGTCGACGTGGTCGGGGTCGTGCCGGGCAAGGCATTCGCCGGATCGTCGATATACGCATGGATCGGGTCATCAGTGGCAGCCAGAGCGAACCGGCCATCGACGTTGATGGTCAGGGGCACGTCGTCAGCGATGGCGACGCCGGCCGCCAGGCGGCCCGCCATCAGATCGGCGGAACGGGGCGTGTACAAGCGCACAGACGAGCCGCCGCCCACCTGGTTGTCGTCCACGGTGCCGTGCAACTGCTCGCCGATCAGGTACCAGAAGTCCCGCTCACCAGTGATCCCTTTCTGAATGGTCATATCGCCGGCGGCAGAGGTGATCGTGACCGCCGTGCCGGGCAGAAAGGTGCCCGTGGCCGGCGCGTTCACTTCGCGCGTTTCGGGGGTGGTGCGATGAACGCCGCCACGGTAAATCTTGTTCCATTTCACAGCCATGATCTGGCCTCCTTATTCCGGGACTTCGTCGAAGCGCGGCTTGCCGGAATCGGCAACCTGGCCGTTGGTGATCGGCGCAGCAGTGCCCAGCGCCTTGAACATGGCGTCCAAGGGCTCGCCATGCAGCGCATTGGCGACGATGTCACCATGCACTTCGGCCACGGCCTTACGCTTGTCAGCTTCCTCGGCCTTGGCGTTGGCGGTCAGGGCGTCAGACAGGGCCTTGTGGTTGGTCTCCAAGCCCTCAACCTTGGCGGTCAGAGGCTTGAGTTGTTCCGCCACGTTGGCGGCGACGGCTTTGCTGATATCGGTGGTCAGCTCGGCCTTTTCTTCAGCGGTCAGAGGCATATTGCCCTCCAGAGTGTTATCAGGCCGAGCCTGATGGTTGAAAATTCGTTTGACGCTGTTCACTACGGTGGTGACCCAGGATTCTTGACGGACCACCGGGGAGCCGACGTCATCGAAGACGATTTTTCCGCCCTCGGTGGCATATCCGTAGACTTCGGCCACGCCGCCGTTACGCACCAGGACAGCCTGGGTATCGGTGAAATCGGCAACCCAGACGTAATCCTCGGAACCCGGGGCGAAGCGCGTCTTGGCGGCGGCCTGGATGCGGTTCTCGCGCTCTCGGAAGGATTCGCCCACCAGCGCTCCGGCATTGACATGGAGCGGCTTGGCCTGGTCCGCGTTGACCATAAGGCCCACGCCCTGCTCTGGGGTGGCGGCGCCTGGCTCGTCAAGAAGGATGGCGTCATGGTCGATGCCGTGGATCTTGGCGGTCCATTCGTAGCCATCGGCGTTGACGGCGGGCTCACGCTCCAGGAAGACGGCGACGCTGGTATGCACCGGCTCACCCTCCCCCTTCTCAAGCTGCTCTACGCGCTCAATCACGCGTCGGCCGCCCTCCGAGTTCTGTGCGACCTCCACGTCAATCCACTTTTCCGTGTAGACGCGGTTGCCGACAAGCTTCGTGTTGCGGTTCCAGGCGCCGATATGCCCCAGGTTTATGCCTTCCGGAGAAAAGGCCGACACGAACGCGCCGTTTACGGTCGGGTGACCAAGCGGCGCCAGCGTCCCTTCGAGCTTCTTGTAGTTGGCGACGATCTGGTCTTTCGGATACAGACCGCCGTTCATGACTACGTCAAACGGCATCGTGTAGCTCGGGATGACGATGTGATCACGGCCGTTGTGCTGCTCGCGGCGGATGGACTTGCTGTTGACCTGCGTGCGGATGTTTACCTGCATCGGCATGGCTATTCCTTGTCATCGGCCCAGGGGCCGTTGCCTTTGTCTTTCATCACCTGGTAGTTCTTGCGCGCCCGGTCGACAATCGCAGGCACAAGGGGCTCGCCCTTCTCGTCCACCAGGACCGATACTTGGCTGCACTTGCAGTTGATGGCGTTGGCGTCGCGTGCGTACCACTCGCGGGTTTCTTCGCTGGTGAACAGCTTCGCGTGCCGGCGGGCATGCGTCAGGCGCGTGGTCGGGCTGAGTGCAGACATGTGCATCAGCTTCGCCTGGGTGCCGTAATCTTCCTGGGCCTGATCTTGCTCGTCCCAGCGGGCACGGCGTAGGGCCATCGGAACTTCAGTACGTGCGATGCGGTGACCGCGGCGGGCCTCTATGCCCGTCTGCTCCGTCAAATTCCTGGCGATGTCGCGCGGGTTCAAGCCCCGGCCGATACCATCGGACAGGATGCGGGACATGTCCGCCTTGACCTGACCGGACAGACCTTTCATTTCCTCAAACTGGCGCGCTCTCACCAGG